CCCCCATGAGCGCACCCGCCTCATCACCCGCCTGGCTGGGGTAGACTACGATCCAAAAGCCACCGCCCCCGTCTGGCAGAGCTTTCTGCACAGCGTGACCGGCGGCGATGAGCAGCTGCAGCATTACTTGCAGTGCATGGTGGGCTACATGCTCACTGGCTCCACCCGAGAACAGTGCATCTTCTTTCTGTACGGCGACGGCTCCAACGGCAAGAGCACCTTTCTGGATGTACTGGCCGACCTGTTCGGCTCCTACGCCATGAACGCCCAGAGTGAGACTATCACCGCCCGCCGCCAGTCCGACAGTCCCCGGGCCGATATTGCCCGGCTGAAAGGGGCGCGCCTCGTGACGATCAGCGAGTGCCCGGCTGATGTCTGGCTGGATGAAGCCATCGTCAAGCAGCTGACCGGCGGCGATACCGTGACCGCCCGCTACCTGTATGGCCGGGAATTTGAGTTCAAGCCGGAGTTCAAGCTCATCATGGCCACCAACTACAAGCCTCGCATCCGCGGTACTGATTCCGGCATCTGGCGGCGCATCCGCCTGGTCCCTTTTACCCAGCACATCCCGGAGGATCGGCAGGACCTGCAGCTGCCAGACAAACTGCGGGCCGAGCTTCCGGGCATCCTGAACTGGGCGCTGGAGGGGCTGCGCCAGTGGATGCAGGCCAGTTCTGGCGGCAAGCGCCGCGGTCTACCCCATTGTGCCGCAGTGGACAGCGCCACCGCCGAATACCGCGGCGAGCAGGACCGGCTCAAGCAGTTTCTGGAAGATTGCACCGAACCCGCCCCCGGGTACACCGTCCAAGCCGGGATTCTCTACCAGACCTACCGTGCCTGGTGTGATGAGAACGGCGAGCGTTTCCCACTGACCGGCACCAAGTTCGGGCGGGAAGTGTCCAAAACGCTGCAGCGGCGCAAGAATCGGCTCAACTACGAATATATGGATATGCGTCTGACGGATGACGGCACCCGCGTTCTGGCCGCCTTTGGTCAGAGGGGCAGCCGATTCCGCACTGGGGAACCGCTATCCGAGCAGCTCCGCATGGAAACGCGGCCTTGCTCCTGACATTGTGTGGTGGGTTGCGGTGGGTTTGCGGTGGGTACAGAGCCAAACCCACCACACAAACAGTATCGTTTGAACGTCGTTTTTTATATGCATTTCTATTTTTGTGGTGAGTGTGGTGGGTTTTGCAGAAAAAATCCCCATAGGAGAAAAAAAGAAAAAAGTAAAAGTTATAGAGGGATTTTCCAAACGGCCAAAACCCACCACAACCCACCACAGAGAGGAGGACACCCCATGCCCAAGAATCTCACCTATGACAATGCACAGGCCTACTGTGTGGCCTATGACCCTCCCCCGCCTGGCACCGCCCGCCAGCTTCAGCGTCTGGCAGCAGAGGGTCGCCCGGGCGCTTGCCTGGGCTGCGGATTCGAAAATGCATGCGCCGCCCGCGGTTGTGCCCTGCTGCGCAGCGTGAGCAAGATCGTGGCCGTGATCGAAAGGAAGTGATACCGATGCCAAAAATTATGATACACGACATTCTTAATCTGGTTATCTCTGTCTCCATCCATACGGTTCTACTTTTTGTGGCATACCGCGCGGGACACAATGACGGATACCGGGAGGGATACCTTGACGATAAGGTGTTTGAAAAAACTGTGCAGGATACTTTCCGTCATGTGCAGCCGATTCAAATGGACCATACGCACGGAGGTGATGCCGATGACCTATGACGAAAAAGTCCGCTGGCTGCGGCGCTACCAGGACAGCCTGCGCCGGGAACGCGAGTTAGCCGAGGAACTGGAGCAGCTGCATACCCGGGCCTGCAAAGTCACGCCCGCTCTGACGGGCGTGCCGGGCGGCCCCAACGACGGCCAGAGCCTGCCGCGTGCGGTGGAGAGCATCGTGCAGGCCCAACAAGAACTGCAAGCACAGATCAATCAGTGCGGGTACATCCGGCGCGAGGTCGTCGCGGCACTGGAGCAGGTCACCAACGCCCGCGACCACGAGATTCTGCGGCGCAGATACTTATTGAACCAAAAGTGGGAACAGATTGCTGTGGAGATGTACTATAGCTACAAGCAGGTACGCCGTCGGCACCGCGCCTGTGTCGAATCTCTCTGTCTGGAAGGTAAGGACATTGCTGTCCCTGCCAAAGATGTCCTACAATGTCCCATTTGAAAGTGCTATAATAGTACCATCAAAAGCCGCAGGGAGCAGAGACCTTGCGGCTTTTGGTTTTGGGCTTTGCATAGGAACCTCCCAGGGACATGGCCCCAGCGCATACGCGCCGTCCCGTATATGGGCGCCACCCGCCGGCTGCGATGCCGGACCTATAAGCCGTACAGCCACCGCCAACTGTCCGCAGGCGGAAAGGCGCTCTGCCAGAAGCAGGACGTGGGAGCAAGACCCGCGTACGGCACCGACGCCCTCGGCACTCGCCGGGGGCATTATCATGCCCCGCCCAAGCCGAAAGAGGCGGGGCCGGCGTATTGCGAGCACCGCCCGGCAGGCGGGACAGGGATCAACCATATTTGACAGCAGAGCTTGTGGCCCTGCACTGCCGGGCGGTATTTGTTTTTGACAGGGGGTGGTCGTATGCGAAATCCTCGTTATGCAAACGGTGCCCTGCGCCGCAAATACCGGGCCCGTTTCCGGGCCATGGGTTGCCCCTGCGGCATCTGCCGGGGGCGGCTGGGCCCTATCCATTACGACGAACCGTCAGATGCACAGCACCCACTGTCTTTTGTTATCGATGAAATCAGGCCGATTTCAAAATGGAGGAAGTTCGGTTATTCGTCACCTCGCGCTGCTGCCGAGGACTGGAACAACCTGCAGCCTGCACATTACTGGTGCAATGCACAAAAGGGAAATAGAACCGGGAATTGTGTGGGAAAGCAACTACTTTTTTCGGTTGTACGAGATGGTTCCTGGTGACCCTGGGGTACTCCCCCTCCCCCGGCGGGTAGGCGACCTCGGGGACGTCAGCGCCGATTTACACACAGGGAAATTTTGAAGGGGGATGCCTATGGCAAAAATGAAAACGGTCACCGCCCGAGGCACCCGGCTGCAGAAGCTGAAAAATCTTGCCGCTGTGCTGGCGGCGAATATTGATAGTTGCGATGATGACCGTGCCTTGCCGGCACTGGCCAAGCAGTACCGGGAGACCATCCGGGAGATCGAGGAAATAGAGGGGGCGGAACACCATGGCGACGAAATCGGCGCGATCCTCGCGCAGCGGCAGGCTGATGGGAAGCCAGGAGCCGTCCGCCCGGATCGTTCCGCCGTATAAAACCTCGGATGGAATGGACGCTATCCAGCTGCTGGACGTCGTTGCCCTGCGTCTGGACCCGTGGCAGCAGGACACACTGTGCGACTGGATGGGCCGTGACGCCGCCGGACGCTGGGCTGCTCCGTCCTGCGGCGGCAGCGTGCCGCGCCAGAACGGGAAAACGCTGCTGATTCAGAGCCGTGCTATGACCGGCATGATCCTGTTCAACGAAACCGTCATTTACACGTCCCACCTGCAAAAGACCTCGACCGAGACTTTCAGCGAGATGCGGGACCTGTTCGAGCATCCGGCGCTGAAGCCCTATGTGAAGGACATCAAGAACGCGCTCGGCCGCGAGGAGATCATCCTCAATAGCGGGGCGCGCATCAAGTTTTTGGCCCGCACACGCAATGGAGGCCGCGGCCAGCACGGCGACTTGCTGATCTTCGACGAAGCCCAGGAGCTGGACGAAACCGCGCAGGGATCTTTTCTGCCCGCCATCTCGGCCAGCTTGAACCCACAGACCATTTATGTGGGAACGCCGCCAGGCCCGGATGTGCCCGGTACGGTGTTCCGGGAATTCCGTCGCCGCGCGCTGGCGGGCGAAGCCCGGCGCGCCGCCTGGTTTGAGTTTTCGGTGCCGGAGATCGGCGACATCCACGACAAACGCCGCTGGGCGGAAGCCAACCCCGCACTGGGGCGGCGCATCCAGCAAACTACCATCGAGGGGGAGGCGGAGCAGATGGCGCCGGATACCTTCGCGCGTGAGCGCCTGGGCTGGTGGAGCCCGGCCCCAGCTGAACACATCGAGTACGCCATCGACAGCGCCGCCTGGGACCAATGCGCCAGCGATGAGACCCGGCCGGAGGGCAAGGCCGCCTACGGCGTCAAGTTTGCCGCCGACGGCAGCGCCGTGTGCCTGTGCGGCGCAGTGCTGCCCAAGGACGGCCCCGCGCGCATCTCGATCATCGAGATGCAGCCCGGCGGGCGGGGTCTCGCCTGGCTGGCAGACTGGCTGAACGAGCGATATGGCAAAGCCAGCTGCGTCGTCATCGACGGACGGGGCAACGCCGACGTGCTGGTGGACCGCATTCGGGATGTCTGGCGGGCAAAGAATGCCGTGATCCGTCCGTCGGCCCGGGATGTGGTCGCGGCCGCTGGTCTGCTGGTCAACTGCGTCAATGAGGGCAGCCTGACCTGGTATCGGCCACAGCAGGCCCTGCGGGAAAGCGCCGTGACCGCCACCAAACGCTCTATCAGCGGAGGCTACGGCTTCGGCGGCGACAACAGCCTGCCCGTTGAAGCCTGTGCGCTGGCGCTGTGGGGCGCCAAGACCAGCCGCAGGGACCCCACCAGAAAAATGCGCATCGGGTAAAGGAGAACCGAATGACTACTTTGAACTTCGGCGCGGTCGAAGGGTTGAACGACACGGAACGGCGCCAGCTGAAAGAGCTGTCGGACGTATACGCCTACCACCAAATCGGCAATACGGTCAAAGACCGATACTATGAAGGCCATGTGACGCTAAACGACGTCAACCTCGGCATCGCGCTGCCACAGGGGCTGAAAAAGCTGGAAGTCGGCTGCAACTGGGGCCAGAAAGCCGTGGACGCCCTAGCCGATCGCAGCATGTTCGACGGTTTCGTGGGCAGCGGGCAGGCCGCAGACACCATGGCGCAGCTTGTGGCGGGCAACCGTCTGCTGGCTCAGTACGCCAAAGCCTGCCGGGATGAATTGAAATACGGATGTGTATTTGCGACCCTCTCGGCAGACCCGGCGCTGGGCTGCCGTGTCCGCTTCCACTCCCCCGCCACCTCGGCGGCATTGTGGAGCGGAGAAAAAGGCCGCATCGGCTGCGGGCTGGCGATCATCGACACGGTGCCGGACGAAAAATACAAGGGCACCTGGCGGCCCCACATCGTCAACCTGTACACCGATGAGGCAGTCATTGTACTGACACTGGACAATGGCATTTGGACGGCCGAACGCCACCCGCACCGAATGGGCCGCCCGCTGATGGAGCCGATGATCTGGAATGCAACCTCCGGCAAGCCGTTCGGGCGCTCCCGCCTCAAGCGCGCGGTGCGGGCGCTGATCAACGACTACATCCGCATCGTGGCCAATGCCACCATCGCGCTGGAGTTCGATACCACGCCCCAGAAGTACCTTCTGGGTTTGACCGACGATCAGTACGACGCGGTGGTCTCGAGCAAGTTCAAGCAGTACATCGGCAGCATTCTGGCATCCACCAGCAACCCGGAGACCGGCGAAAACCCCGAGTTCGGCCAGCTGGCCCAGGGCAGTTTGCAGCCCCATGTGGACAAGATGCGCATGACGGCAACCCAATTTTCGGCGGCCACCGGCCTGACCATCACCGACGTGGGCATCGTCAATGATGCCAACCCCACCAGCAGCGACGCAATCCTGGCCCAGAGCCAAACGCTGGTGCTTATGGCCCAGCAGCTGAACCAGGGCAACGGCGACGCGCTGCGCACCATCGCCCAGATGGCCCAGGCCATCGCCCGCAATACGACGCTGGACGCCCTGACCGAGGAAGAACGCAGCATTATGGCACACTTCAAGAACCCGGCCATGCCCAGTGTGGCGGTCACGGCGGACGCCGCCATAAAGATCGCGTCGGCGCGGCAGGAGTTCGCCAGCACCGACACGTTTTTGGAGATGATCGGCTTTGACCAGGCGGACATTCGCCGCATCAAGGAGCAGGAACAGCGGGTGCGCGGGCAGAAGGTGCTGCTTGAGGTAGAGAATGGAAATAACAGAGAAAACCTGGGTTGAGTATGTGACCCGGCTGTCCCACTTGAACGAACGGGCGGGCACCGAGATGGCTGCCTACATCGCCCGGAACGGCACGGCGGACACCCAGGCTCTGATCGAATACGCCTACGCCCTGGTGCAGAAATACGGCGAGGGCAGCGCCGAACTGGCCTGCCAGATGTACGACGCGGTGGCCGAAGCCTCCGGCGCCGGGGTGCCCCCGGCGGAGCCCGCGGTGCCTGCCAGCTACAGCGAGACCGCCCAGATGGTCAACGGGACGAAGCAAAGCCCGCCCCTGCTGCAGGGCGGTGTCAGCCGCCTGGTCAAGCAGGCCGGGGCCGACACCACGCTGAAAAACGCCATCCGCGACGGCGCCGAGTGGGCCTGGGTGCCCCATGGCGATACCTGCCCCTTTTGTATCACGCTGGCCGGCAACGGCTGGCAGCCCGCCAGCAAGAAGGCACTCAAAGGCGACCACGCCCAGCACATCCACGCCCATTGTGACTGCGAGTATGCCATCCGCTTTGACAGCAACACCAATGTGGCCGGGTATGACCCGGACAAGTATCTCAAGCAATACTACGCCGCGGGCGGCGACATCAATGCCATGCGCCGGGCGCAGTACGCCCGGAATCAGGACGCCATCAATGCCCAAAAACGGGCGGCCTACGCGGCCAGGAGGTTGCGGGAAAGCGGCCGGGGTGGTATACTGGAGGAAACGGGCAGCCGTTACCTGCCCATCACCGAACGTTCGCTGGATGCCGTCAAGCCGTTTGCCTGCCGCACCCTGGACGAAACCGGGCAGCAAGCCCTGGCGCAGGCCCACCGGAAGCTGCTGCAGGAGGCAGCCGCCTACCCGGCGGGAACCGAAGCCGCCCGCTGCTACGGGCTGGATATGAAACCGTTGGGCCAGACCGTCATCGGCACACAGCCGGGCAAGGTGCGCATTCCGGATCAGGATGTACCCTACATAGCGGCGCACACCCACCCCAGCGGTTTGACATTCTCACCGTCTGATATCCGCCGGTTTGCCCTACGGGAGAATATGCGGATGTTGACGGCGGTTGGCAATGACGGGACCGTGTATGCAATCGAGAAAACGGCACAGTTTGACCGGAGCGGTCTGCTTGCCCTGTTCCGCGATTCTGAGATCCGCCTGGCAGCAGCGAAAGACACGAAAGAACTTCAGGAAACTATGCAGCAATTTTTGAAGGAGGCGAAACAGTATGGCGCGAACTTTTACGCCGGAAGAGATCGCTGAGATGAAAGCCTTCTTGCAGGCGCACCCACCTGACCCGGCTTACGATGAGGAGGACGAACTGTTCGACGGAGAACTCCCTCCGAATGAATTCAAAGCCCGTTGCATCCAGGATATTCTGGAACACTTGGGCGAGCTGCCCGCATCCAACAACTGAACACCAAAAGCACGATGCAAACTGCACCGTGCTTTTTTCATGCTATTTCAAAAAAGCACTTGACAACTTTGTAGCAACAATCTATAATTTGTTTGTAGCCACAAAGAAAGCGAGGTGCAATATGTCTGGCTTGAAAAAAGGCACAAAACTGACTGATACCCCTAAAGACTATCTTTTACGAGTACGCCTTGACGAACAAACACTGGGAAAACTTGATAAGTGCTGTGAAGTAAAAGGGCTGAACCGCTCCGAAGTAGTCCGCAGAGGTATTGAGCAGCAATATGCCGAGGTACAAAAATAACCGCAACCTGCCGCCGTAGGAAGTGAACAGGTTACGGTTATTACAAGACAGGAGTTACCCTATCTGAAATTTATTATATCAGATTCGGCGGCTCCTTACAAGACAAGCGATAAGGAGTTTTTTACCATGAATCAAATTCTTTGTACACCCAGGGAAGCCATCAAATACCGTCAGAATCGTACCCCCGCAGAACTGGACTGGGCGGAGACTATCTCCGACTTTTACACTGCCCGTCCCATCAAGGGGGACGCCACTAACTTCTATACCTTTGTGGCAGATGTGTTTGCCGCAGGGCGTATCAGTGGGGTGCGAGAGGAACGCGCCCGCAGAAAAGGGGTCGCCCGCCATGAGTGAGAACATCATCATCGGCCACTACAACGGCCAGCCTACCGTGACCAGCCGCGAGGTGGCGGAACACTTCAAAAAAAATCACCGTGATGTGTTGGAATCTATCAGAAATATCACTGCGGAAAATTCCGCAGTGGCCGATATGTTCTATGAAACCACCTACACAGCGGCAAACAAGCAGTCTTACCCCATGTACCAGATGAACCGCGACGGCTTCACGCTGCTGGCCATGGGCTTTACCGGAAAGGATGCTCTGGATTGGAAGCTCAAGTACATCCGGGCTTTCAATACGATGGAGGAAAAACTCAAGGTCAAGGAAATTCAGGCGGCAATGCCCAAGGTCGATGCCCGCATGATGGAAGCCCAGGCCCGCTTGAACAACTCCCGTGTGGACACCGCCAAACTTCTGATGCAGATGGGCGACAAGGCCGCATTGTATCATAACCGCGAGCAGTGTTACCAGTTGGCGCTTTGCACGCTGGCAGGGAAACAGCCCGATGAAGACATGCTGCCCGCAGGCCGCCATTTTTATTTGAAAGATTCAAACGTCAACTAAATATATTAAATGCGCTTTTGCACTTGACTGCAAAGGCGCATTTTTATGCCCACCACCGGCCGCAGGAGGCCGGGGCGGGCAATTTTTATCCACAAAATTTGCCCGGCAAGGCGCAAAACTGCACAGCCCGTGGGAGCGACCCCGAAAAAAGCGAAGGGCGGAAAGGATCAACATGAAGCGTGAGGATGTAAAGAGCATCATTCCCGACATCACAGACGAACAGTTGGGCAAGATCATGGATCTGCACAGCGATGACATCGGCATCCAGAAGCAGACCATCGCCACGCTGACCGCCGAGCGGGACGCCGCCCGGGCCAGCCTGGACGAAGCCAACGCCAAGCTGGAGGGCTATGACCCGGACTGGAAGCAGAAGGCCGCTGACGCCGAGCAGAAAGCCGCCGCCCAGGTCAGTGCTCTGAAGGCCGACTACGCCGCCGAAAACGCGGCTGCGGGGCTGAAGTTTTCCAGCACTTCGGCCAAAAAGGCGTTTTTGGCCGACCTCAAGGCCAAGGGACTGACTTTGCAGGACGACGGCAAGCTGCTGGGATTTGACGATTTTGTAAAGTCGTATAAAGAGACCGACCCTGGCGCCTTTGCCCAGGAAACTGGCTATCCCGCCGTGAAGGACGGCGGCGACCCCGCCAAGGCCCCCACCGGCTCCACCCGCGACCAGTTCGCCGCGTGGTTCAACGAACAGTTCAAGTAAAGGAGAGACTATATGGCATCCATCGACATCAACCGCACCACCACCATCAGCCTGCCGTCAGCTGTGTCTAGCGAGATCCTGCAGAAGACCCAGGAGGCCTCCGCCGTCATGGCGCTGGCCCGGCAGATCCCGCTGCCCGGCCTGGGCGTGACCATCCCCGTCATCACCGGCGACCCCGAGGCGGGCTGGGTCGGCGAAACCGAGAAAAAGCCCGTCAAGCGCGGCACGCTGGCCACCAAGCAGATGAGCGCCTACACGCTGGCGGTCATCGTGCCTTTTTCCAATCAGTTCCGGCGTGATGTGCCGGCGCTGTACGACGCCATGGTCCAGCGCCTGCCCGGGGCCCTGGCCAAGAAGTTCGACGCCACTGTGTTCGGCGTTGCGGACGCCCCCGGCTCCAACTTCGACACCCTCAAAAACTGCACGGCTCAGAGCATCCTGACGAACGCTTACGGCGGTCTGGTGGCGGCCGATGCCGACATCGCCGCCCATGACGGCATCCTCAATGGCTGGGTGCTCTCTCCGCAGGGCAAGGCCATTCTGCTGACTGCCGTGGACGGCAACAAGCGCCCGCTGTTCATCAACAACGTGGCGGAGGGCGCGGTGCCCATGATCCTGGGCGCGCCGGTACGGCAGTCCAAGGGCGCCTACACCGCCGAGAGCTCCACCGCCGACGCAGTGGTGGGCTTCGCCGGTGACTGGACCCAGGCTGTGTACGGCACTGTGGAGGGCGTGCAGATCGCCATCTCCGACCAGGCCACCCTGACCGACGGCGGCAGCACCATCAACCTGTTCGAGCAGAATATGTTCGCCGTGCGTGCCGAGATCGAGGTCGGCTTCCGCTGCGACACCACGGTGTTCAACAAGCTGACGGGCAAGGCGAAGACTGGTGGTGCAGGCTGATGATTGAATTTATCAACAGCCTGACGGGGACGCGGATGTTTGTGGTCCCGGAGCGGGAGGCGGAATATCTTGCGGCGGGCCACACCCGTGTGGCGGATGCGCCCGCCGAGCCGCCCGGCGGGGACACCCCGGCGGAACACCCCGCCGCACAGACCGTTGCCGAGCCGCCCAGGGCGCAGGCCCCCGCGGTCAAACCCGCG